GCAACAGGGTCACCGCTTGCGTCGTAGCTAATGATGTTGCCATCTGTGCCACCAGCCATTTTTGCAAGGGTTACTTGGTTGTCAGCGATGTGGGCTGTATCAATAGAACCAGCAGCATAATGCTCACTGTCAATGGCATCATCAGCTATGTGAGCATTGTCGATAGAGCCATCTGCGTAATGCTCGCTATCAATAGCGTCATCGGCTATGTGTGCGTTATCAATCGAACCGTCTGTGTAATGCTCACTGTCGATAGCATCGTCGGCTATCTTGGCTCCGGTAATAGCATCTCCTGCAATGTAGCCAGAAGCTATGGCAGTACCTTGCCACACACCCGTCCCAATCGTGCCAATAGAAGTTATTTGAGTTTGAGCAGCATCAACGGCTATGTCGTTGGCGTTGGCTGTAATACCTGTGCCACCAATTACGTTAAGGGTGGCATCACCTGACGTAAGGTTAGAGCCAGTCAGACCTGTGCCAGCTACGATGCTGGTAATGTCACCTACCGTTGAATCAGCCCAGTCAAAGTCATCACCATCGGTCATCGTAAGAACTTGGTTGGCAGAACCTGATGCTAGTACGGCAGGGTCGCCACTGGCATCTCCGTAAATTATCTTGCCTCTTGCTATGCCAGCCATCTTTGCAAGAGTTATCTGGTTATCGCCGATGTGCGCTGTGTCAATAGACCCATCAACGTACTGGTTGCTATCAACAGACTCGACTGCCATTTTAGCTAGGGTTACATTTGCGTTCGTGATGTTCGCCGTAACAATGGCATCAGTAGCAAGCGTAGTGGTGATAGAAATAGCAGCAGAGCCATCAAAGTTTGCCGTACCAGTTACGTCACCAGCGACAGCAATAGCCCTCGTTGTAGCCAATGCGGTTGCGGTGTCAGCGTTGCCTGTAAGCGCACCAACGAACCCTGTTGCCGTTATCTTGCCCGTACTAGGGTTGTAGGTTAGCGTCCCGTCTGATTCCAGCCCGATGTTGCCGCCATCTACATCCCCGCCAGCACCAAAGATAATAGCGTTAGATTCATTCTCGTTTTCGTTGTCAGTGATCGTGACTGCTGTTGCCACCGCCGCTGTGTCAGCAGCAATAGTTCCACTAACAGTTAGGTCGCCTGTAATAGCGACCGTGTTAGTTCCCCCTGCTGTACTGATTGCAATTACATCGGCTGACCCATCAGTAATGCTTAGAGCGTCAGCAAGTCCATTCACCAGAACAATGTCGTTGGTTCCGGTTCCACCAGTAAAAGCAATATCGTCACCAGCAGCAAAGGTGATACCACCGTTGGCTGTGATTAGTCCGCTAAATGTTCCGGTAGTTCCAGTAATAGCAGCAGCAGCTAATGTTCCACCAGCTACAGTCAAAGTGTTAGAAGAATGAGTGAGGGTTACATCGCCACCGTCAAAGTTGACAACGCCACCTGATCCTAAGTGCAGGTCGTTGAACCCAAGAGCCGAAGTGCCCAAGTCCAGCCCAGCATCAGTTTCAGGCCACAAAGCCGCTCCGTTTAGATGCAACTCCTCAACGAGCGTTCCTGCTGTCATTGTCCAGAAGTTGAACTGCCCGTCTTCTGATCCGTCTGATACGTCTGAGCCTTCCCACGCAATACGTGCAGTAATCCATTCCTGTCTACTGGCGTGATCGTTAGATAGGGTGAAGTCAATGTAACCAAGATCACCGTCACTTGGAGCATCTCCAGTTTCAACTCCTGAAGATTCTGTTGCTGGACGGAAACCAAACGTGGCTACGAGAGATGATGCTTCTGAAGTAGTCGAATAAGCAGATAAAGCAGGCTGGGCCGTGGTGGGATTACGCGTTGTAATTTCTGAAACTTGGAATTTGTCACGCCCAAGAATACGAAGTGTCTCAGCACCAGTGACTAACTGAACGTCATACCTACCAGGAGTAGTAACGGTAAAGTCCCACTCACCAGCAGAGTCAGTCGTATCCGTAGCAAGGGCTGGCGTTGTCGTTCCCTCAGAAAACAGGGTGGCTGTCTTGCTTACAAGAGCCGAACCTGTGCTATCTAGGAACGTCCCACTGAGCCGTACATCTTCTTGTGCCATTGTCTAAATTCCTTGCGGACCTTTGCCGCGAGTGCCAGAGAGAGCCTCTGCAACAGCTTCATCTGGGCTGTTGATAGCTTCTTCTTCTTGAATAAATTCTACCCGTAAACCACTAGCTTCTAGTGCTGCACGTTGAAGTGCGTCATGCCCTCTTTGGTTAGTTGTGCGGTTATGGTAATACTTAGATTGCACGTTTATACCCACATGAGGACTGCGTATGATGAAATCAACAACAGCCCCACCACGAACATGCCTACCGCCGAATTGTTTCGACTGATATATAAAGTCCCCGGCTTCTTCCAGTCTACCAGTTCTGATAATTGCACGATAAACCCAGTATTCAGGCTGAGAACCGCCACGAGCAAGCCACCATTCAGGAACCTCTTCAACCGGAGTACCCGTAACTGTACGTGTCGTTGCAGGTCGTTTAGTTCTAAAGGACTGAACCATTATCTGTCCCTCGACTGCCTTGGCTCTACAAAGTTAGTTCGGAATACACCAACTTCTGATTCCCCACCAGCTTCTTCCATACTCTGAAGATCAGTCATGTCCATGTAGTAGTTCTGGCTGTCAGTATCATCGTTCCTGTAAGTAACCTCGACAAGAGTGCCCGAAGCAAGGGATGATTTCAGGTCAACAATCTGCTGCTTAGTATTGCGACCATCAGGCGATACTTCGTTCACATCAATGTCAGCAGCAACACCCCACAAGAGAGCGACCACAGCGCGCCACACCAGAGTCAATTTGATGAGTTGAGGCGTGTTTGTAATAGTAGAGCCACGAGCAAAAGATACTCTGAACTTGATAGACCGGAACACTTCACCGACTGGACTTCCATTCACAACAATTCGGAACTTCTTTTCTCCTGTTGAAGTAATAAGCCCGTTTGTAAGCGTCGAGTCATCTAACGTGGTGTAAGACTCCGTGTAATCAGTGGCATACTCCACCTTGATTGTCTCACTGGAAGTTGGATTGACAGTCTCAACCAATACATCAAGAGCAACCTTAGTTTGGTTACGGATATTGAAGTCATTCCAAGGAGTCTCAAGCGTAGCCGTTTCTGCATAGGTAGAGTTTGCAACCTGAAGTGGGTTTACCGCATCAACAGGCAATGTCTGCCAGTAAACTTCTTGGTTAGCAGCCCACCACATACGGTACTGGTTATAAGAGTTTGATACCGCACCTGTAGTAACTGCTTGTGAAACACCACTACTAAGCCATTTACCTTCCCAGCCTCGTTCATCAAATCCAAGGATTTCAGAGTAACCAAGGTTGCCACCAGCAATAGCACCGTGGTGAGTTCCTGCTCCACGAGTAGAGTACGAAGGAGCAGTTCTGCCTGCTGCTGCCGTAGCGTTAAGCAACACCATAAGGTCGTTGTGAGTCCCTAAGACATCTGTAATGACTCCACGTTTGTCTGACGGTAATCCGTGGTCACGATCAGGACCCATAGGGACAACAACAGTTTGGTCGTTACCAGCTTGGAACCTGTAAATAGAGTTACCAGCAGGGAAGTAGATAGACCCACGCCATACGGTTGTGCCCTTACCCGCTTCTGGGTGGAACGGCAGTTGCAAGTCTGTGGCTAAGAAGCGTTGGTTGATGTCATCATGCACGTACAACCCGACTTTTGTTGCTGCGTAAATGTGTTCTTCACGGTCAGGGCCACGAGCCACAAGCAACTCAGTAACGTGATCGTCAGGGAGTTGTAATCGAGCGTCGGTTGACCAAGCGGTTGAAAGGTCATCTGTGTAATAAAGTTGCCCACTTTGAGACATGCCCCAAAGCAAGTCTTTCCAGAAAACCAACTTCTTTACATCGGTTACATTGCGCGCCCATGTTGAAGAATCAGTGGCGTAATCCACTTCTGACCCTGTTGCAATCGCAAGTGTTTCAACACCGCCAATTAACCCTTTTTTAGAATCAGTGGCTTGGTTCAACAAGGTGCGAATAGAACTGCCCCAGTTGTCTATAGAGTTGTTATAGACATGAACGGCAGCACCAAAGGACGCATACATTTCGTCCTTGAAATCAGTAAGAGAGTGGATAGAAGCGGAAGGGCTGTTAGAAGTAAGAGTCGCAAGCCTTGGCAGTATGATGCGGTCTTTGTACCGCAGTTGCGTAGTTGCCCACCATACCCTGTCAGCGTCTTTTGACGGGTCCATAATCTCAACGCCGATACCACCACGAACATCTCCAATAGCCCACTGGGATGCGTGAGGGTTATCAGACGAAGAAGACTCGCCAATAATGATACGACCTGGTTGTTGAGCAGCATCAAATAAACGTACCTTGCCCTTAGACCAGTACGACTTATTGTCAATGACGATTGAGTTACGCTGCACGGCGCGGTCGTTAGCCATTACTCAACTTTCCGTTCTACTCCGAATGCCGTAAAAGTAATATTGCTTGCTATTGACGATCTCACGGCAATGTTCCCCGCAGGATTGTTCATGTAAAACGGCCCTTCAAGGCGAACAGAGGCACTCGCTACTGCTGCCGTATCGAAGACGATAGCGGTTGCATTGGAGTAAGTTGTGCCATTATCGTCAATAAAGACACGGTAAGTAGCAGTTCCACCGGCAACTTCAGTGATGTAAATAACGTCAACACGGTACTCAAAGCCTCGTGTTGGGGAGAAAAGACTAGCGGCGTTGGTGTCGGCAGGCATCAGTTGCCCAAGTTGCTTCCACGCCATTAGTCATCAATCCAAACTGTCCCACTAGGAGCCTGCTGGCCTGTTAGCGCACCAAGAGCCAATGCCTCGTACTGATCCGCTTCAAGATATGCAGCATCTCTGTTGCCATCACGACGGTCGCCCCTAGAACGAAGCAACATAGCCGTTGCCTTGTTTATTAGGTACTCAGGCTCGACATCACATGCTGTTGCATCTGCATTTAATTCACTTGGCTTTTTCACGCCAACTAATTTGATGAGAGCGTACCCCGAACCTGTCGGAGCATTGGAGTAATCGACCGTGAATGTCCGTGCGTCTTTATCAACGTGCCAAGAGTTTCTGTGCAGCGTTGCCCAGTCACCAGTGTTGTCTCTAACAGCGCGAATTCCGTCAATGTGAATCGTTGCTGCACCAATATCATTCGTGTGCTTTAAGCCAACAGATATGATTGCTGTGTCCAACGCTGGCGTTGCAAGTGCAACCCTAACGTAAGTCCATGTATCAGCAACAAGAGCAGGAACATTTAGTGTTTCAACTGGTGATGCACATGAGGCCGAATTGTCTAAGAGCAACTGCAAATCACCGGCAGTAGTTGCAATCGTAGACTTCATCCAGAACTCAGCATGAGTCATGCCTGACAGGTCAATGCTTGAGATTGCCTCAGATGCAATAATAGCCCCAGCAGCAAGACCGACAGCAAGAACGTGCTTATTAGAGCCGCTGCCCTCACGCTTGTTCTCTTCGGAAAGCGATGATGTCACACTTCCCACTGTGCCTTGCTCTGTCCACAAACTGTCCACGTTGTGGATTACTTTTTCTTTGTGATTTACCCGAACCTGAATGCTCGATATCCCCACAGTAGCCGTAGGGATTGTAAATGAGTTTACTGCATTCGATGAGTGCAAACTAATATCACGTAAAGGCGGCGCACCCTTACGAGGGATCGCACGTATCGCACGGTTGATAGAACGGTGAACTCGCCGTGGGTCTAAGTCTCTTTGCCACAGTTCGTAAGTGTCCCCGTCCGCAACAACCGCAGCTAGAACGTCACCACGCAAAGTCCCAGTAGTAGAGGAACCAACGAAGTCGTTGACAATCCTAATAACCTCATTATTAGTACCCGAAGTGCTGCGCCAGTACCAACCATTGATGTAGTTGTCTGTAGCTTCTAACTCTGCATCGACAAAGGTAGATGTAGAGCCACCGGAAGTAGCTGTGTGAGACTCGTATCCACCGTACTGCTCACCAATACTTGCAGCAATTTCTTCTCTAGTTTGGGATATTAGGACTGCGATGACGAACCTCTATACGTGAGTCTTTTTGTGTGTGTAATACGCTGCGGTACGCGACCTAGCTTTTGCTGCACTATTTGTCCAGTCACACTTAAGGCACGTTCCAGAGGAAGTCTTCCAAGCCTCAACAGGCACTTCGGGTGCTGGAGTGGCTTCTACGGGCTGTGCGACATCAGTAAAAGCTTCTGAACTGCTATTTGGCAGCAGTTGTGAAATAGTAAGTTCCCGAATCTTGCGTTCTTGGTCTTCTCGCTCTTGGTCACGAGATTCAGTAATAGCAGCCCACTCAGACCGATGACGGTTTTGTGCGTGGGTTCTAACGTCAAGCATCGTGCGGAGGTTCGACTTACTACAAGTTCCAAGCCCTAGAGATTCGTGGTATTCACGATCTGGGTGGTTCTCATGCAGCAAGCAAAGGTACTCTCCAACCTCAATCGGTGGAGCATCAGCTTTACGAGTAGTAAATATCCGCTTTCCAGTTTCAGGATCGGTTTTGCTTAATTGAGTTGGCAGCATGTTGTTATTAACAATAGAAGCCTCTCCGTTACGAATGTCATAAACAACAGACTTCCCTGCCGACGATGCTTCTTCAACAATCATGGCATAAGGATCGCTTGCTGTTGGAGTGTGAGTAAATGACCCTTCCTTTAGGTCAGTGTCATCAATAGCATCTTGCGCTTCTAAAGCAAGTTCATGCACAGATGTTCCGTCAAGGCTGTTATTGCCCATCGTTGCCATCGTACTCAACTGTTCTTTTGTAACGGCCATTATTTCTTCCTCTTTAGGGCTTCACGCTTTTCACGTTCATTGTGATACGCCTCAACCCATTGTTCCGGTGTCCCCGTTGGTGATACGTCGTATGCGTCATCAGAGAATCCTCTCAAGCGCATTTCATTCGCCATATCACGAAGACTACCTACTGTTTCGTAAACTCCACCAGTAGAAGGATCACCCCCAATAATGTTAATCGGTTTCGATCCAGCAAATATATCGGACTGCCCAAGAGCCTCTTTATATGTGGCTATTCTATCGTTCCTAACAACTTTTAGTTCTTGAAAGCGATATGAACCATGCCCTGGTTTGTCAGCATCGTATTCACGTAACAAGAACGAAGGCTCATCGTTAGATACATAAAAAGCTATTGCCTCAATCATCTGTCTCCTCTAACCCTCGCATTAGTTGTTGCCCCCGCCCCGAAGGGCGAGGGCTTTATTTACCTATTGACTAGGCGTTCCAGTCACGGTTTGCCTTGACGAGAATGTAATCCACATCAAGGGTTTCAATAGCCGCTCCCTTTGCTTCAACACCGACACAAAGTGCAAGGTTGACAGAAGTAGAAGCAGCACCCTCAACGGTCTTTTTCAAGTCACCGTCAACGTACCAACGAGTGTCACCGTTAGGAGCAATCTCAAGTCTGAGAACTTGCCACTCACCAGCGACAGCATCATCGTCTAGGTCTAAGCCTGTAGAAACAGTCTCAGCACTGGTAGAACCACCGTTGTAAACAGCGTGCCAGTCTTCGTCATCAGTAAGTTCTGCTGACAGCAAGAAACCAACGAAGTCCGAAGCAGTGTTCGTTATCGTTGTGCCAGTACCGTGTACTACATCGGTCTGGATCGAAAGCGTTTCAGGCGCAATGTCTGAAAAGCCAATGAAGACCTCTTTAGTATCGAGGTTCTCCATTTGAACACGAGTTTCAAGAACAAGAGTTCCACTAAGAGCAACATCAAATGCTGCCTGAGTGCCAACCATAGTAGTGTGATCTACTTCGTTGGTTGTGTTAAGCCGACCAGCACCGGAAAGAATCCCAGCAATAGTTGGAACACCAGCGTCAGCTTCAGCACTACCCTGTCCACCGACAGAGAAAGGGCCAAGCGAACGAAGTTCAGCCGTGTTAGCGATTGAGTCTTCGCCGTAGAAGTCGTAGAAAAGTCGGATGCGTCCCGGCTCTCCTTGAGCGTTTATAGCCATTTTTTATTACCTCGTCCCCTTACCGATAAGGCGGGTTTGGGACTAATTGTTTATCTAACCTACGATGTAGGAGCAGTTGCGTCCGACATGATTTCGTAGAGCCAGTTACCTACAGAACGTTCTCCGTAAGCATATTCGTCACGATGCAAAACTTCAGTAGCACCGCCACCAAGCTTCTCGTTACGAACCGTCTTTACCCAAGGCATTCGAGCCTGGACGCAGATGATCGAACCGTTTGTACCTGAAGCGAATACTCCACCCTTAGCGTCATCACCTGTAACGATAGAGATGTTGTCATCCGTGTATGCCTGTGCGTTTGCAATAGGCAAGTTGAATGAGTTCTTGAACACATCAGCCGTTAAACCGCTAGAGATGTCGTAAGTTCCAACACCTGCTACCAGTTCATCAAACAGGTCTTTCATCTGGAAGGAGTGAAGCACGAATGCAACAGGCCCATCCCAAGGTTCAGTCGTGTTGCCACGAATGCGATACGCTGCTGCTGCAATGTGACCGGAAGTAAGCGTTACGCCAGCCCCAGCAAGTTGAGTCGTTGCACCGTCAAGAACAGTTAGACCGTCCTTGTCTTTCTGTCGTTCAATCGCCTGCTGGCCAAGTGAGCCAACTTTAGCGAAGACGTTCTTCGATACGTTTCGAGCAGCACGGTCAGTGATGACTGTGTGAACCGAAATAATCGAAGGGGTTACAGAAATCGCACTGTCAGAGAGTTCCTGTGGGTTGTCTTCCTCAGTTGTCTCTGTGATTGCCGAAGCGGTTAGCTTGGCAAGATCAATCTCACGCCAGTTGTTACCAACTCCTGCGCCAAGCGTCTGCTTGTCAACGATTTGGGTCATTACACCCTTGTACTCACGGACATTCCGAGCAGCACTCACTACCGTAGGTAGCGAATCACTCAGGCTGTCAGTAATAGTCTGTCCTACTGCCATTATTATTTTTCCTTGCGACTAACCAAGGTTGACTCCCATTGAACGCATGACCTTATTTGCACGGGCATGATCGTTAGAACTGCCTGATGCATAAACAGTGTTCAGCCATTGCTGATCTGTTATTGTGCCACCCTGTCCAACACCACCGTCGAAGGTATTAGCTTCGCCACCGGAAGGAACTTCTGCTTGTTTAGCCGCTATTTGTTGTTTTCGTAAGCCCTCGGCTTCGCCAAGAACCTTTGATGCCTCTACGAGCAGGGCGGGGTCTGAATAGCCTTGGAGCAATGCTCGCTGGTTTTCAGGCACACCGTACTGTCGCATCATCTCATTTACCGAAGCGTTCTTAGAAGTAACTTCCGCAGACTGATTAGCCTGTGTTAGTTGCTGCTGTAGGGCATCAGCCCTTTGTTCAGCTTGGAACGAAGCCTTGGCCGTATTAGCTTGCTGTGTAGCAAGTCGATTAGCCGCTGCTTCATCGTGACCTTCTGCAACTAACTGGGCTTCCAGTGATTGTGCATAGCCTCGAACTTCCGCTTCTAAAACTTGATCTGAGTACGTTGTCTGAAGTTGCGATACCTGATTTCTCAGGCTTTGCATTTCAGTCTCGCGCTCATTCTCGCGCTGTCTGATAGATGACTCTCGCTTAGACCATTCATCCTGAGTCCGCATCCTGCCAGATTCTTCTGGAGATGCCTCGTCAATAGTAGTCTCGTCGGGAGCCACCTCAGATACAGCCGACTCTTCGGTTATCTCTGAGGTTTCATCGGATTCGGGTGATACATCGTCGGAGATTGCTTCGTCGCTAGTTACGCTAACTTCTTCCGTCGCTACTGGTTCAGACTGCTGTTCATCCCAATTTGCAGGGATAATCAACTCGTCGCCAGAAGGGAGGGAATCGGTTGTTTCTAGGGAGGATTCATTCTCAGAGGAGGTACTCACCTCGTTTGGTGTGACCATAAAAGTCCTCGTAAAATTATCGTGAAACCTTATTCAGTTGTCGCGCAAGTATATAACAGCAACTTGGGATACAGCAAAACGCCCATAGATACCACTAGGTTATTCGGAAGCAGGTGCATTTATCGAACCCTGCAACCTACCAAAGGCTGGCGGTGCTTGAGGTAGTGCTTGACCGCCTCGCCCTCGTAATGACTGTGACTCTGTGGTTTCTCTTTTTCCAGAGTGGGCAACTCTAGCTGCCTGAGATTCAGTAATGCGGTTAGCAGAAGCGGAACCTTTAAGTAGTTCCATAATTCCCGGTGCGTGAACTCCTTGGTTAGTGTTGCGCTTCACGTATTCTTTCTGCTC